AAGATGTAATTGCTAACGCAGGTGCAGCACTGGATGTAGACGTTCCTGATTGGCTTCAAGCGGATGCAGATCAGACACTTTTTGATCGTCAGCTTGCAGCCTACCGTACAGCCACAGCCCGACTAGCACAGTATGTGGTTGCAGATGGTCGTGCAGAAGTGCGTGAGATGCAGCCCACAGGTGAACAGGTCTTCAACGAAGAAACTGGTGAGATGGAAGATGTGATGCACGAGGTTATCACAGTCACAGCCATTGAACCTGTTGAGGCTACAGTCACACGCTTGGTCTACTCTGATGACATGGACGCAGAGCCTGTAGAGGAAACCGTTGAGAACCCGTTGATTACTACTGATGTGGCTGAACGTACAGCGGCACAGGCGGTAGTCGATGCAACACCACAGGCAGTTGAAGACGCAGCCTAATACATGGCAACCCTAGAGCAAATACGTACAGCAGCAGAGACAGATCTTGTCACCTTCATTAAGCTCGTTGCACCTGAGCAAGTCCTAGGGCAATGCCATGAGGAGGTAGCTAACTGGTGGACAAGACCTGATTCCAAGTCTCATCAGCTACTCTTGTTCCCTCGTGACCATGGTAAGTCAAGATTAATTGCTTATCGTGTAGCTTGGGAGTTGACAAAGAACCCAACTTTACGTATACTGTATATATCTGCCACTGCTAACCTAGCGGAAAAGCAGTTAGGGTTTATCAAGGGCATTCTTACCTCTGAGATATACTCTCGTTATTGGCCTGACCATGTACATCCTGATGACGGTAAGCGTACCAGGTGGACTAACTCAGAAATTATGTTAGACCACCCAGACAGGAAGAAAGAGAATGTCCGTGATCCGTCTATCTTTACTGGTGGTCTCACTACTTCTCTTACAGGGATGCACTGCGATATTGCTGTCCTCGATGACGTAGTTGTTTATGAGAATGCCTACACAGGTGAAGGTAGAAACAAAGTAAAGAGCCAGTATTCTCTGTTGTCATCTATCGAAGGGGCGGATGCTAAGGAGTGGGTCGTAGGCACCAGATACCACCCAGCAGACTTGTATAATGATCTCCTCCAGATGGTAGAGGATCAGTATGACGACGAAGGACAGAAGATAGGTGAGGACAACATCTACGAGATCTTCGAACGTCCTGTGGAGGACAGAGGGGATGGCACAGGCCAGATGCTTTGGCCCCGCAGTCAACGTAAGGATGGTAAGTGGTTTGGTTTTGACATACGTGTCCTAGCTAAGAAACGAGGGCAATACCTAGACCGTGGACAATTTAGAGCACAGTACTACAATGACCCAAGTGATCCTGACAACGTACCTGTAGGCTCCGATAAGTTCCAGTACTATGACCGTAAACACTTGGTCTTAGATAACGGTAAGTGGTTCTATAAAGATAATCGCCTGAACGTATTTGCTGCTGTTGACTTTGCATTTAGTTTGTCAAAGAAGGCTGACTATACAGCCATTGTCATCGTAGGGATAGACGCAGAGAATAACGTATACGTATTAGACATTGATCGTTTCCGTACTGACCGTATATCGGATTACTTCGAGCACATCCTTCAGCTATCTAACAAGTGGTCCTTCCGTAAACTAAGGGCTGAGACTACAGTAGCGCAGGTAGCTATCGTTAAGCAACTAAAAGAACTAATCAAGCAACATGGCCTATCCATAAGTATTGATGAGTTCAGACCTAACAAGACCCAAGGTAATAAGCAGGAACGTATTGCTGCTGTCCTTGAGCCACGATATGACAACCTTAGTATCTGGCACTACAGAGGCGGTAACACGCAGATCCTAGAAGAAGAGTTGTCATCACGTAACCCTGCTCATGATGACGTTATTGATGCTCTTGCTTCTGTAATAGATATGGCTGTTAAACCTGCACGTAGTGTCCGTAGGCAAAAGGATAATGTAGTGCAGTTTAACCAACGCTTCGGAGGGGTCTCCTTTGGCTAAAGGTTTGTTAGATAAACCCGTCAATCGTGTTTGTTTTTACTGTAGTACTATTTTTATACAAACGTCTACTAAAGGTTCTAATTTTTGCAATTATGTTTGCAAACACAACTACAAGATGGCTGAGGATTTGGGTTACAAAATTAAGAGACTTCTGAATGGATCTAAAAGTAGATCTAAAATCAAGTCACTTCCATTTAACTTAACACTGCAATATCTTATTAATCTATACGAAGAACAAGAAGGTTTGTGTGCCATAACTAATGTCCCCTTTTGTTTTAAAACACATGGTACAAAGAACGTAGCAAACAAGAACACAATTTCTCTTGACAGAGTTGAACCAGAATTAGGCTACACAAAGGGAAATGTACGTTTTGTTACATTTCAGGTAAACTGCGCTAAGGGTTTCTACACAGACGAAGATTTCTTCGAGATGTGCTCAAACGCAATAAGGAATAGACTGTAATGGCTGGAACAACGATTGACCTAGATGAAATGATTGATCCACACGCACTAGCCGTGGAAATCTCATCCCGTTGGGACAAATGGAATTTAAATAGACAGAATAAGATTGACGAGTGGAAAGAACTTCGTAATTATATTTATGCTACTGACACACGTACCACCAGCAACAGCAAACTACCTTGGACTAACAGCACGACAACACCTAAGCTGACCCAGATTGCTGACAACCTTCATGCTAATTATTTCTCTGCTTTGTTTCCTCAGAAGCGTTGGTTCCGTTTTGAAGCTAACGATGAAGAGTCAAACTTAAAGATGAAGCGTGATGTCATCCAGGCATACATGCAAAGTAAGATCCGTCAGTCTGACTTCGAGAATACCGTAAGTAAACTAATTAATGACTACATCCAGTATGGTAACTGTTTTGCTACTGTAGATTTTGTCAAAGACTATACGGAGTATGAGGACACAGGGGAACGCACAGTAAACTACGTCGGCCCTAAGCTAGTCCGTATTAGTCCCTTCGATGTCTGCTTTAATCCTACGGCTCCTTCCTTTAGCGAAAGCCCTAAGATTGTAAGGTCTATTGTCACCCTCGGAGAGGTAGCACGTAAGGTAGAAGCATCAGCAGATAATGCTTATATGGTTGACATCTTGGATAAGATGGTAGGTAACCGTGCAGATGCTTCAGGTCAGGATGTGGATGTAGCTAAGTCTCAGGGTTATGTTGCGGATGGTTTCTCTACCCTTAAGGAATACTATGAGTCTAACTACGTAGAGCTTCTGACCTTCTACGGTGACATCCATGATGGAAGCACAGGTAAGTTCCATAAGAATCGTGTTATTACTGTTGTTGATCGTGCTTACGTTCTTGTCAATAAACAGAACCCTAGTTGGTTAGGTAAGGCTCCTGTCTTCCACGCTGGCTGGCGTGAGCGCCCTGACAACCTCTATGCCATGGGGCCACTAGATAACCTCGTGGGTATGCAGTATCGCATTGACCACTTGGAGAACCTAAAGGCTGACGTATTCGATCAGATCGCCTACCCCATCATGAAGATCCGTGGGGACGTAGAGGACTTCGACTTTGAGCCTGGCTCCCGTATCTACTTAGGTGAAGAGGGTGACGTAGGTTACCTAGCACCAGACGCTACAGCCCTTAACGCTGACTTCCAGATACAGAACCTAGAGAACAAAATGGAGATGCTTGCAGGTGCCCCTCGTGAAGCCATGGGTATCCGTAGTGCAGGTGAAAAGACAGCCTTCGAGGTTAACCAGCTTATGACAGCTGCTGGTCGTATCTTCCAACATAAGACAGCTCACTTCGAACGTGTCTTCCTTGAGCCTATCCTTAACTCTATGCTTGAGGCCTCACGCCGTAACATGGACTATGCTGACACCATACGTATCCTTGACGATGACACGGGTATTTCCTTCTTTGAGCAGATCACTAAGGAAGACATCAAGGCTAACGGTAAGATTGTTCCTATGGGTGCTCGTCACTTTGCTGAACGTGCTAATCGTTTGCAGAGCCTGACACAACTCTACCAGCTTAAGTTGTCAGATCCTACCATGGCTGCCCACTTGTCAGGTAAAGAGTTTGCTCGTCTGTTGGCTGACGAACTGGGTGAACCAGCACTCTTCAGTGAAAACGTCACAGTAACAGAACAAATGGAAACTCAGAAGATTGCTACTGAGGCACAGGTTCAGTACGAAGAAGAACAACAGATTGCTATAGAGCAAGGACTCTAAATGAAATCCGTTTGGTACAAAGAATGCAAGACGAAAGAAGACAAGGTAAAAGCTAAACAAGCTATTTTGTCAAACAGGGAAAGCCTGGACCGTCTCAAAGAAATCCTAGGGCCAATGCTCAAGGAGACCCCACCATCAACAGACTATGACAGCCCTTCATGGGCCTATAAGCAAGCTGATCGTATCGGGTATAACAGGGCACTCAACCAAGTGCTCGACTTAATCAACTTAGATAAGGAATAACCAATGTCCATTTTTACTGAGACAGGTTCTAACCAAGACCAACCTCAGACTGAACAAGCCCCTACAACTGAAGCAACCACAGAATCATTTGTAGAACGACTTGTGAAAGCCAAAGGCGAGAACTGGAAAGATCCTGAGACACTAGCTAAAGGTAAGTTAGAAGCTGACAACTATATCTCACAGTTAGAAGAACAGAATCGGCAACTTCGTGAAGACCTAGGTAAGAACGATTATGCTTCCCAGATTATCGACGCAATCAAGAACAAGGCCGCAGACACCAGCACTGCGAAAGATCTTGAGGCTGACCCTAATACTGCTGGCGTTGAAGAGGAAGGCACACCACCTTCTCTTAACGAGGATGATCTGAAGAGCCTTGTGGAGAAAACCCTTCTGGAACGAGAAACCAAGAAGTCAGTAGAACTTAACTTAAAGAATGTCGAAGACACACTTAAGGGACAGTACGGTGACAAACTTGGTCAGGCATTGCAAGCTAAAGCCTCAGAGCTAGGTTTGTCAATGGATCGTATGGAGCAACTAGCATCTGAATCACCTTCTGCTTTCTTGGCTCTCTTTGGAGACAACAAGCAAGACAGTGCATTTAGTTCTATGCTCAACAGTTCGGTCAATACAGAAGGGGTAAATATGCAATCCTCGAAGGAACGTAACTGGTCTTACTATCAGAACCTTCGTAGGTCAAACCCCAATCAATACTATACACCCTCAGTGCAACAACAACTTATGAAAGATAAGATGCGCTTGGGTGATAGGTTCGGTAATTAAGGAGACTAGCAATGGCTGGTATGAATACAGTAGGTACAGGCGCAACAGCTGCAAGCAACGTCGGTACTAACCTTGTCCGCAGTGAACTGTGGTCCTCAGAACTAAAAGAACTTCTCCGTGATGAGATGATGGCACAACGGTACGTCCGTATGCTTGAAGGTTTCCCTGATGGAGACACTTTCAATATCCCACAGATCGGTGCAATCGTAACTAATGATTACACAGACGACACACAAGTTACCTACGATCCACTGGATACAGCAAACTTCACATTCACCGTTGACAAGTATTTGTCATCTGCGTCTTACATCACCAAGAAAGCTGCACAGGATTCGTTCTACAGTGCACAGCTTGAAGCACGTTTTGTTCCAGAACAAGCCCGTGCTATTCTTGAGCACTTCGAAACTACTACTTTCGCTGCTCCTGAAGTTGGTGTGTCTGCAAACTCAGCAGAAGCACAAAACGGTATTGCTCATCGTATCTCTGGTGGTAATGGTGGTCGGATCGAACTGGCTGACTTCGCATATGCACGTTACGCATTGAAGAAAGCATCTGTTCCTGATCGTGGCCTGGTTGCTATCGTTGATCCATCTGTTGAGTTCCAACTGAACACATTGTCTAACATCGTTGGTGTTGCTAACAACCCAATGTTTGAAGGTATTGTTCGTGATGGTATCGCAACAGGTATGCGCTTTGTAGCTAACGTATACGGCTTTGACGTATATACATCTAACTTCCTCAAGTCTACAGTCTCTGACTCTGCCTTGCTGGAACGTGATGGTTCTACAGCTAACGCATTCAACGTGAACAACGGTGTTGCTAACTACTTCATGTCCACTGAAGGTGATGCTAACCCATTCGTGGGTGCATGGCGTCAACAGCCTGAGGTAGACTACGAGTACAACAAAGACTTCCAACGCCATGAGTATGTAACAACTGCTCGTTACGGTGTTAAGAAGTACCGTTCAGAAGGTATCGTTACTGTTGTAACTAACCCTGACGTATAAAAACTAACGGGGTGTCCCTTCGGGGGCACCTCACTTTCTGTATTGACAAAAGTTATTAGTTAGTG